CGCTTTCGACGGAATAGGAATTTACGTAGGTGAATAGGTAATTCACATCCCCCGTGGCTGGACCATTGGCGCCCGCCGTGCCCGAGGTTGATGCGGCGGTGGAATTGGGCGGGGTAACGCCTTGGCGTGTCCATTCGGTGCCGTTGTACTTATAGGGAGTGGAGTAACCATTACCGAAAAACGCCAGGTTTTGGTACATGGCATGATCGACGCGGGAGCCTGCCGTCCAGATACTTTGGGCGCTGGGAATCGTCGTAAAGGTCGTGGTGGCTAGCTGGTAGGCCGTGCCGTTCCAAAACCCAATCATCTTTTCGGTGCCGTCGTTATAACGCGCGGTAAATAGCCCATCGCCCGCAAATGACCCAACCGCCGTGGTGTTTAATTGCGAGCATCCCGAACGGGTTTGCACGCCACCCCTATCTGAGTAAACAACGTTTAGGCAATCGGGGCTTTCGGCGTCGTCGATGATGTTACGGTCGTACTTATTGTTTAGCCCGCCATCGAAGGCTTCAATGGGGTAAACGACCCTAAATGTGTCTTGGGCGGCCATTAGACGATGCCAAATTCTCCCGATACACACGCCTCTTCTAATTTCACGACCGCTAAGCGATCACTGCGACGGATTTTCCGTTCGTGAGCCTGCATATCCGCCAAATCCGCCTTGGCCTTCCCCTCCCAAAGGAGCGTCATGGGATGCCCAATGTCCTTAGGGCACATTTCGGCCGTTAAAAGCGTGACCAGGTGCGGGTGATATCGGGCAGGAATCTCGAGCGTCGTGCCGGTCGTGGGAACGGCCGTGGGAATGCCGTAGAAAAAGACCTTTAGCGCCCCCACCGCTGAAGGCGTGGGGTAAAGCGTGATGGTCGTGCCTTCTAGTAAGTAATAAGCAGGGTTTCCCGACGACGTAACGCCATTGGGGTTCATGCTATCTAGCTTGGTCCTATCGATGGGCTGTAACTTTGTCCCCTCGTAAGTGATGCGCCAAATTTCGGAAAACGAGGCGGGCGCCGTATACGTCGCGGTCCCCGCTATCGTATTTTGCGATTCACTCGTATTGATGCACTGGCTTTTTTCGGCGGCCTTCACCATGACGCGATAAAGGGTGATGAGGAGCTCGGAATCGCTCCATAGCGTGTCCGATATCGCGTTTAGGTTATTCCTAGAGGCGTCTAGGATTTGCTGTACTGTCATGCACTACCCCAAAGGCTGTGCCTGACATATGGGGTCGCCCCCGCATTGGTCAGAAAAAGGGTGTTCTACTTTTTCTTTTCAACGATAGCGTCTTTATGGTGCGCCTCGCTATGAAGCGCCAGCTCTTTTTCCGTGTCGAATTTACCAAGGCACATTTGGCACTTGATTTCCGTCACCTTGGGCGTCGGGTCGGGCAACACCTCAACGCGCAACATCTTGTGATTGATGTAGTCGCCTAGGTCGTTTTTCCTGACTGGAATATATTGCCCGACGAATTGGATAGCGTCGTACTTATCCATTTCGACGTACTTTTTGCCTGGGATTTCGATCATTTCTCCCTTAAACATTTCCTTATAGTCCGAAGGGTGATCGTTCCAAACTCTCGCTAGTGCCATACGTTAATCTCCACAAATGATTTTAAAGGCCGCCGTGAAACTTACGACAGCGGAAGTTTCTACTTTCAAAAAACGAAGCCCCGAGGGAATCGGAACCAAACAATTCGTTGCCGAGGAATGAATGGCAAAGTCATTCGTCCCTACGGTCGAGGAATTAAGCGGCGGCTGTTTCACCCGGCGAAACGTCCCGCCCGTTTCAGACGCCCCTTGAATATGCACTTGGGTGTTAGAGGTCATGGTCGGGATTTCCAAATAAACCTGACCCCACGAACAACCCAAGTCCACTTCGCTAGAGGACGTGGCAAAGGACGCCACGGTAGCCGGAAATACGGTGTGGTAGCGGCTAGCCATGATTAGTGCCCGTAAACCAGGATGTGTAGGTTATCGCCCGAGGTGAAGCCAGAGCACCCTAGAACACCCATCGATTGCACGCCCGAAGCATTGGAGTTGGCGTAAACGAAGTTAGGTCCCGTCGCGCACGACTGATAGCCCACCAAATGCCCTTCGATCACCGAAAGCCCCGTCTCAATCGTTTGCGTGGCGGCATCGGCTACGCAGTGAAGGCTAACGCCCCTCTTATTCCCAAATGACAATTCTGTTTTGGTTACCGTCCAGGCCATTGGCCCTCCCTTTAGAATAAAATTTTATTGTCTTTCACTTCAGGAGTGAGGCATTGCGCCCTAGTGTGCTCCGAAAGCGAATACATCTTAATCACGTCACTTAACGCCATCTGCCTAATTGCCTCTACGTTTCCTTCCGGATAACTGCCCAAAATCCCGCCCTCGGTGGCGTTGATGTAAATGCCCGGCACTTGGTAGGCGCGGTTTTCAAACCAACACTTAAAGTTGTAATAGCTCTGCCAGGTCTTGACGCGGTTACCGAATACGTCGGTCGCGTAAATAACGTGCCCCATGTTGGCGTCGTAGCGACTGTCCCAGGCGTGAAACTTTTTGTCGTAGCCAAAGCTAAAGTCAGCGCCCATGAAAACAATGGGGTTGGCGCCCATGATGGCCTTAGCGAGGTAAAAACTAGCACCCAATACGTTGCCGCCCGAGGAAACGAACGTGAAAAAGGGCTCTACCGCCTCAAACTCTTTCATGATCGATTCATCGGGAATGGGGGCCATATACCAGTAAACTTCGCCCTGCCATTTTTCGATTAGGTCTGGGTGCGAGCCGACAAAGGCAATGAGTTTTTTGTCTTTGGTAGAGGCAAAGTATTCGTCCGACGACTTAGCGCCACCCTCGGAAACCTCGTCCACGGTGATTCGGCCTGCATCTAGCGTGACGTAAAAGTCAGGCTTAATGCCACGATCTTCTAGAAACTGATAGTTATGCAGACACGAAATGACCGGAATTCCTTTTGTGTCTTTAAGGTCGTCCACGTTGTATTTCAAAGACGGACCCGACCCCACGACGATACAGGGCTTATTCTGAAATAGGCCGTGCAGCTTACCGACGCCTTTATCTTTAAAGGGACCATATTTTTTATGGTTCTCTTTAACGTGCTTAACCCAAATTTCACGCCATGCGTTTACCGTCACGTCGTCAGCGGAACAGGCTTGCTTATAAAGCTGTTTCACCGAAACGGGCGGCATCGAGATTGTGGGGCTATATTCTAATTCGATTTCTCTTTTCATTTTTCTCTAAGTAAAGCCGGGGGCGAGACGTCGCTTTCCCTGCCCCCAGCCATTTTGGTTATTAGAACACCGAGACGTAAATCAGGGACAGGGAGGCGCCGGTTCCACCCGAAGCGCCCGCCGAGAGAACCTTACCTAGCACGCAGCCACCGACGAAATCGGTAGCCGACGTGGCAGGAGCCCCTTTTCCGGTCCTGATTTTGCCATCGGTCGCGAGGTACACGACGTCACCGTCAGCCGGGGCGCTGTTGGTCATGCCGTTATAGGCATCAACGACGCCGCGAGTGAGTAGCCAGCCGTAGGTTCCCGTAGTGAGCGTGACGTGCTTAACAAAGCCCGCACACAATTCACCCGAGACCACTCCGGTGGCCACGACCGAGTGACCCGAGGTCCCCGAAAGGGCCGCGCCATAGCCCGGGCTAATTTGCCCATTGCTATAGACGTAGCGGTATTTTTCGCCCTGATAGACCCGCTCCGTTCCCAACTGTACCGAAGGGGTCGCCGTTACGTTCGATACCCCTTCAAAGACAATGGGGTCCGCACCGTGATAGCTCATGTTTGGTTCCTTTCCTTAAGCGGTTAGAGCCGTCAAAGCCGCGTGCATACGGTTATTGCTCGAAGCAAAAACCATCGTCGCGAAGATGTGAGCCACGCGGACGTTCTGGTTCACCGGCTTTTGGAACGGATCGAGTTTGAAGTTTTCATCCTTATGGACGAACAGGTGCAAATAGTCCTCGTTGAGCATCACCAGATGCGTCGAGGGCGCTTTGCTGTCCATCAGGAACGGCACGCCGTTAAACATGAGCGACTGAAACCCGCCCTTGGCCGAAGCGCTGTCCATAAAGCGCTGTTGCGGCTGGAGCATGTTGTAGTAGCTCGAGAAACGACCGCTACCGCCCAATAGCACCGTGGGCGATTCGCCGTTCAAAGTCGTCGCCGCCCATTGGTCTTCCATCTTGGGAATGGAAAGCGTGGTCGTCGTCGAATCGATGTTGGCCTGCCACCAGGAATAGGTGCTCTGAGAGATGCCGCCATAGGTATTGGACGCCGACCACGCT